TTAATGCCCTGATAGAAAACTATGGGCTTGCATTGCTCCTTGAACAGAACGATATCGCTGAGTATGTTGTCGTCTTGTTTCTTGTCGAAGAGGGTTACATTGACCTAGCCGACTACTTCAACCTTGATGCTGAAATGGAAGAATGGAAGAGGATCGAAGAATGATTAGTGGTGAGGATATCGAAGCGTTCTTGGATGAGAAGCGTAGGGCTGATCTTACGCTCAATGCCTACCAGAAGGCTGCACGACGTACGGCTATCTACAAGGACAAGATCATCTACCCAGCGTTGGGTCTGTGTGGTGAGTCTGGTGAGGTCGCTGAGAAGATCAAGAAGTATCTCCGTGACGGAGTTATGAACGACAAAGAAGTGGCTAAGGAGCTTGGTGATGTGCTCTGGTACATTGCGAACCTAGCCGAAGACCTTGGGTACGACCTAGCTGAAATCGCGGATATGAACCTTGAGAAGCTAGCTGATCGTGTCAATCGAAACGTAATCAAAGGAAGCGGAGACAACCGATAATGAGCAACCACCTGCCTACAGACTACCAAGCCTTCATTCATACTTCGCGGTATGCACGTTGGCTTGAAGAAGAGAACCGCCGTGAGACTTGGGCTGAGACTGTCGGTCGCTACATGACTAAGGTTGTCGTTCCGAAGACCCGTGACGAGATTGTTGTCGGTGACATTGAAGAGGCTATCCTTGGCCTTGAGATCATGCCTTCGATGCGGGCGCTTATGACTGCTGGTCCTGCCTTGGATCGTGATAACACCGCTGGCTACAACTGCAGCTACCTCCCGGTGGACGACCCCAAGTCCTTCGACGAAGCTATGTTCATCCTGCTCTGTGGCACTGGCGTAGGCTTCTCCGTTGAGCGTCAATACGTCTCTAAGCTGCCTGAGGTTCCCGACCAACTCTTCGTCGCTGAGGATGTTATCGTAGTCCACGACAGCAAAGAGGGCTGGGCTAAGTCCTTCCGTAAGCTGGTGGCTATGCTCTACGCAGGGGAAATCCCTACGTGGGACACCTCGAAGGTCCGTAAGGCTGGTGCTAAGTTGAAGACCTTTGGTGGTCGTGCCTCTGGTCCTGCACCTCTGGAAGACCTCTTCCGCTTCACCGTGGCTATGTTCAAGGGTGCTCAGGGGCGTAAGCTCTCGTCCATTGAATGCCATGACCTGATGTGTAAGATTGGTGAAGTTGTCGTTGTGGGTGGTGTACGCCGCTCTGCCATGATCTCTTTGTCGAACCTGTCGGACGACCGTATGCGTCATGCTAAGTCTGGCAACTGGTGGGAAGGCCAAGGTCAACGTGCTCTGGCTAACAACTCTGTGGCATACACTGAGAAGCCCGACATGGAAACCTTCATGCGTGAGTGGCTCTCTCTTGTCGAATCCAAGTCTGGTGAACGTGGTATCTTCTCGCGTCCTGCCAGCAAGAAGCAAGCTAACAAAAGTGGACGACGCAATGCAGACTATGACTTCGGTACTAACCCGTGCAGTGAAATCATTCTTCGCCCGTATCAGTTCTGCAATCTCACGGAAGTCGTGGTCCGAGCTACGGATACACTTGAGGACTTGGAGCGGAAAGTAACTCTGGCTACGATCCTTGGCACCATCCAAAGCACCTACACGCACTTCCCGTATCTGCGTAAGATTTGGCAGAAGAACACTGAGGAAGAGCGTCTCTTGGGTGTGTCGTTAACTGGCATCATGGATAATAAACTCCTCGGGCCTACCAACGCAGGTCTCGACAAAACCCTCAAGAGGCTCAAAGATGTTGCTGTTGCTACTAACGCTGAGTGGGCTGAACGCCTTGGTATTCCTGCTTCTGCTGCTATCACTTGCGTCAAGCCGTCAGGCACAGTGTCCCAATTGGTTGATTCTGCCAGTGGGATTCATGCTCGTCACTCAGCCTATTATATTCGTACTGTCCGTGGTGATAACAAAGACCCTCTGACGCAGTTCATGAAGGATCAGGGTATCCCTAACGAACCTTGCGTTATGAAGCCTGAGACGACAACAGTGTTTAGCTTCCCACAGCGGTCTCCTCAGGGTGCTATCACTCGTAACGACATGACCGCTATTGAACAGTTGTCGTTGTGGCTTACGTATCAGCGTAATTGGTGCGAACATAAACCATCTGTGACTGTTACCGTACGGGATCACGAATGGTTGGAAGTTGGTGCTTGGGTCTACAAGTACTTCGATGAAGTCTCTGGTGTATCATTTTTGCCACACTCGGACCACACCTACCAACAGGCACCCTATCAGGATTGCAGTGAACGTGAGTACCTTGACGCTCTTGCCCTGATGCCTGAGCAGATTGATTGGACTAAACTGAGTGATTACGAGAAGGAAGACATGACCAAGAGTTCCCAAACGTTTGCTTGTAGCTCTGGTGTCTGTGAGATTGTTGACCTAACCTAACGTTAACACATCCTGAGCATGATGTTAAAAAACTGCTCATTTGTTAACATAAAGGAACGACACAATGCCTGCACTCTATCCTTTCATTGACTTCCTCATGCTAGGTATCCTAGTCTTTGTCGCCTATAAAATCATCAAGTTGGATTAAGTAAATGCTAGAGAAGCCACGGGGTAAGCGGACGACAAAGTACAAGGGAGCACCCGAGGAGGCTACGTCTCGTACGGTAAGCCTAGTTCCCATGAACGACAATCAGAAGCTTTACATTGACGCCCTCAGTAGCCACCAACAGATCATCGTCTTAGGTCCGTCTGGTACAGGTAAGACTTACATTGCAGCTTCCTACGCAGCCAATCTGTACATTCTCCGTAAGATCGACAAGATCATTATCACTCGCCCTGCAGTATCTGTCGGCAAGTCCTTGGGTGCTCTACCGGGTGACATTGGGGAGAAGTTTAGTCCTTGGCTGTCACCAGTGTTGTCGGTCCTTGAGGAGCAATTGGGTAAGGGTGTCGTCGAAACTGGGGTCAAGAACGGTAACATTCAGATGGCCCCGTTGGAGTACATGCGAGGATCATCCTTCAAGGATGCGTTCGTACTAGCCGACGAGTGTCAGAACCTAGATGTGGCTCAGTTCAAGATGTTGGTGACCCGTATTGGCGACAACTGCAGATTGGTGATGAACGGTGATATTCGTCAGTCTGACATCAAGGAACAGTCAGGTCTGTCTAAGGCGATACACTTGGCTAAGAAGTACAGCATAGATGCCTGTGTCGTTGAGTTTGGTATTGACGACGTGGTACGTTCTGATATATGCCGACAGTGGTTGGAAGCTTTCTACAAGGAGAATCTCTAAGATGGCTAAATGGAAAGTTGTAGAGGAAGACGAAGGGTACGACCTTAGTGAGCACATGGAAGACGTAGATAACGTCAATAGCCCTGACCACTATAACACAGGGTCCATTGAGTGCATTGAGTACCTTCAGGACAACATGTCTTGGGAAGGCTTTACGGGATACCTTGAGGGCAACTGCAAGAAGTACCTGCACCGTTGGCGCTACAAGACGAAGCCTCTGGAAGACCTCAAGAAGGCACGTTGGTACCTTGATCGTCTGATTGAAGAGCTAGAGGGTCCAGATGAGTGACGTAATCATGTATGGCTCTCTCTTCTTCGTAGCCTTCGTTGTCGTCCTGATCTGGGTTCTTAGCGAAAGGACTAACGCAAAACAAAAGGGGAGCGCAAGCTCCCCTTAAGTCATTCTAGAGTGTAACGTAGGTTACTTGCCCTTAGCCATAGGCTTCTTAGCGGCAGGTTTAACCTTCACAGTAGCCGAAGCCTTAGCACCTGCACCAGCTTTGCCTTTAGCAGCGCCTTTAGCTTTCATTCCCATCATCATTGTAGTTCTCCTTACTTCTTTTTCTTTTTGATTACATCAGCACGGTTAGGTGCTCCAGCAGGGACTTTAGCTCCTTCAGGCTTAGGCTTACGACCCAGATTAATGTTGCCGCTAGAAGAAATCTTAGCTGCGTCCGTCGCACCGTTGCCAGTGAAAGCGTTCTTGATAGCAGTTACGATAGCCATACCGGGGACAGGCGTACGGCCCTTAGGCTTAACCTTGTTGTCGGCACTACGCGAAGCACCTGAAACAGCCGACTTGGGTTTGGTGTTGGTCGTCATGTACTTGCTCTGCCGATCTGTTAACCCCACCCCGGTCAACCCAACTTCCCTGAGTGACGTTCTCTGGCTATCCGTCAAGCCAGTGGTCGGTTTAGATGCAGCCGCTGGTTTAGCCTTAGGGCGAATGGACTTCGTTGGTGCAGACGAGGTAGGTTTAGAAGCAGCCTTAGTCTTAGCTTTAGGGGCTGCAGCGGGAGCCTCAGCTTTGACACCAAACTTACGGGTTTTCACCGCCTTGCCAAAGCCATCCTTAACGATGTTCCCTTTGGAGTCCTTCATATCGACCCAAGTGAAGTCTTTACCTTCTTTGTAGTTGTCGTTATCACGAGCCATAGTTATTTGCCTTTCTTCTTAGCTTTACGAGCAGAGCTAAGTGCAATCGCCACAGCCTGCTTCTGGGGTTTACCTGCCTTCATCTCTTTCTTGATGTTAGCACTGATCGTCTTCTTGCTTGAGCCTTGCTTGAGGGGCATGACCTTCTTCCTCGTCAGTTGTCGTGTATTCTGTGTCGTCATAGGCATTAAGATTTACGCCCTGCGCTAGAGTTACGCTTGAAGGAACGGTTCTTCGAGGGAGCCTCAGCCTTAAGGTTACCCATACGGTTGTCGCCTGTACGGTTGTTCTTGTGGGCTACGTCCTTACCGTCACCCTTCGACACCTTACCAGCCTTCTCCATCTTACGTCGTGCAGCATTGTTCTCCGCACGTTTCTTCTTGGCTCTGTCGGAGGAGTGGTAGTTCTCGTACTCTGACTTATAATCTCTAGCCATCACCACTTCACCTTATCTGCCCAGTACGCTGCACTCATCTTACCCTTAGCGATGTTCTTAGCGTGACGTGCCTTAAAGGACTTCTGACGTGCCGTAGGTTCTTTATCACCCGACACACCTTGTTGACCAAAGCGGATAGTCTTCACTGTGTCACCTTCTTTAGCAACGACAACATGGGACTTGGTAGGGTGGCTAGGGGTCTTCTTAGGCTTATTGAAACCTGAGACACCAGCACGTTCAAGGCGAGGGTCTTTAGCCATCTTACTTCTTCCTTGCAGTCTTTGCGGATTCCTTGAAGGCTTTAGCCGTAGGAGCACCTTTAGTACCCGGCTTACGCATCTTCTCTCCCGAACCCTCAGCGATACGCTTACGCTTAGCGTTAATGTTGGCGTAAAGACCTTTAGCCATTGCTCTTCTTCCTCGTGAGTATGTTAGTGATCCAACGACCAATCTCGTTAGGGCTAGGGAGGAGCCATCCTAAGATCAGGAGTAAGATGACCCACGGCTGTACTTCATTCACTGTTACTTCGTCGACACTTTCTGCAGACACTTTAGCTTCTACGGACTTAATGTCACCACTCTCGGTTCTCTGTTCGACATTCTTTGTCGTCCCGATAGTCTGGCTATTTGTCTTCCCCGCCTGAATGTTGGCTGCTACGTTTGGTCCACCTCCCTTCATAAGAGATAGAGGACTCATACCACAGCCCGTTAGCAGGCTTGCCGACAAAACAATAACAGTCAGGTTAGCTTTAAGGTTACTGACCCAAGCCACCACCGACCACCCATGCTACTATTGACGCGATGAAGCCACCACCAATGATCCAAAGAATCTTCGACAAGCTGTTGTTTATGTTACAGACATTTCTGTCGATCTGGTCTACCTTCTGCTCAAGGAGAGCCAAACGTTTATCCATCTCAGCGATTTCCTTTTGAATGGCTTCTGCGTCCATTTCATCCCCCTAGCGATTAAGAGTTAGCAGAGCCAAGTCTACGAGCCGTACCGTTCTTACGGATCACGTAAACATCACCATTGACGACAACAGTGTCCCCAGCCTCAAGTTCACCACGTTCTTGTGCCGCAAGGAACTCAGCCTCAGAAGCGTAAGACTTATCAGGGTCACCAGCGATCTCCTGAATGAATGCCTGTACGTCTTGGTCGACAGCGATAGCAGGGCTAAGCTCACTTGCTCCTTGACCACCAGTAGGGGTTTCAGCCGGGATAGCCTCGGGGAGAGTAGTGTCAGCAACAACAACTTCACCCGTCGTCACAGGGGCTGCAGGAGCGCCACCAGAGGGCATAGTCATAGGTGCGCTAGAGGTAGGTGCCACGGCTCTCTGGGTAGCCTCTCCTGCGCGGCTAGCGACAGCATTAGCATCAGAGGGACGACCAGCGGTAGGTGGAATGGTTCTGGTGTTGTTGTACTTGTCCAGCCAAAGGTTAGCGAACTCACCTGCAGTCATGTCGGCATTACCACCGTTAAGACGTACAGCCTCAGCCCCGACGATATCAACAGCCTTAGCGGTAGGGTTGCTCAAGAGCCTACGAGCACCTTCACCGCCTTGTTGGTGCGCGAGGTACAGTTCAGCCCCCGTAGGTTCACGACCCAAAGCTGCAGTCAACTTACGTTTGTTATCGACAGCCAGATCAATCGCACCATCGGTGGCCTGAACGGGGTCGAACCTATCCTTAACACCGTACTGCTTAGCTGTTCCGTCGATGAACTGGAAGAGACCACCTGCCGACGACTTAGAGTTCTTAGCGTTAGGGTTGCCTCTGGACTCAATGAATGCAGTACGCTCAAGATATCCCTGCGGCAAACCGTTCTCAGCCTCAAGGGTAGAGAAGTCGATACCAAGAGTATCTCCGATAGATGTTGCAGAGCCAGTGCTTGAAGACCCACCCCCAAGCAGATCACTACCTGCACTACCTTTAACTACGTCTTGCCCAGCGCCACCAGAAGGAACCTCAGCACGAAGGATATCCAGAGTGGACTGACCGACAGCACCCAGACGACCAAGAACAGTCATCTTGTAGTTAATGTCGTCGATGATAGCCTTGTTCTCTTCGGTGAACGTACGCAGCTTATCGCCGGGAGTAATTGGACGACGAGCAACACCAACGGTAGCCCCTTGGAGAGGTGCTGCTTGGCCCGTATCGGAGATAACAACCTGACCATTCTCGCTGATACTGATGTTCACACCGTTAGGTGCTGCAGCATCACGCAGGTTACCAAGGTCGAGCATAATGTCCGACGACATAAAGCTTGAGGTTTCAGTGGCAAAGTTAGTATCGGTTGCAGAACGACGTACGATAGCCTCAGCAGGGACTTCGAAGTTCTGACGCCATGCAGCACGGTTCCAACGGGTAGGCCCTTCGGTACGCTGCAGTTCACGGTGAGACTTGAAGGCACCTGTAAGGGCGACAGAGATTTCAACGTCCTTCTGGTCCTGAGTAACTTCCTCGTAAGTACGAGCAATAGTCGATTGCCCAGACATAACACGGACAAGCTCAGTGAAGGCATAACGCGCATCAATGAGGTCTTTCTTCGAGGCTTCTTGGAGAGCACGATTGGCTTCCTCAAGACGACCAGCCATAAGCTCTTCGTTGAACTTACCTACGGGACCAGAGAGGGACGCCATAAGCTGAGCAGATAGGGCGGGGTTAGAACCAGAAAGTTTAGCGAAAAGGGAGAGATACTGAGTGGGGACACCCGCGTCAGCCATAGCGATGAACGCCTCACCCTCAAGACGCTTTTGGATCGTAGCGGGGTCAACCTCATTTGTAGCCCACGTAAGGGTGGTGTCGTAAGTATTGAAAACAGACTTAGCCCAATCGTCAGGAGCGACACCAAGATTGTTAACATCAATGCCAGTTTTCGCTGAGATGTCCTTACGGAATTTAGTCTCAAGAGCACCACGGGCAATATTGGCGACAGAAAGAATGTTACGCTGGTTAACAGTAGTGCCACGGAGTTCAGGGATAAGCTGGGTGATGCCTGTGTCGTCAAGGTTGAAGGAAGCCGTAGGGTCAGCAGAGATAGCAAGACTAAGTTGCTCAAAGCCACGTGCGAAGATATCTGCCTCAGTCTTAGCCGACGGAACGTTAGTTTTCCAAGCTCTTACCGACAGAGTATCGTAAGCGCCTTGAGTCTCTACCTCACGCTTGATAGCAGCATTCTCAGCACTTGTAGCCTGCCATGCAGCTTTGGCGTTGACGAGGTAAGCAGCACCCTCTTCTTCATTAGTAAACGTAGAGGCTTTAGCGTTAGCGTAAACACCCTCAGGGGAGGTCAACCAAGCTTCTTCGTTAGCTTTCTGGACACTCTGGGTTGTTGTCAAAGCGTTCTCAGCGGCAGCATACTCTTCGTTAAGGCTCGATTTAGCAACAGAAATAGCTTCGGTCGCAAACTCTGGGTAGGCTTTAACGAAGCCTTGAATCTCGCCCATACGGGCATCCCCTAGGCTCCAGTTCGGATTCCCAAGACGCTCACCGTACTCACGGACACGTTCCCCGAAGAGTTCGTTCTGAGTAGGTCCACGTTGCTTCCTAGGGTCCGTAAGGAACAAGCTAGAGAGGCTAGCAAGACCTTCCGCCACAGGAGCACCACCCTGTCCCTGAGGGATAATGGGGTCCATAGGGTTAACTTCTTGTTGAACAGGCGAAAAGATAGCCATCTATAGTGTCCTTGTCAGTTATTCAGCAAAGCCGGACTCACTACGAAGAGCCTGCAGCATCAGATCATCAGTAATGGGGGAGCCTTTGGGGGTGAAGACTAGTCGGTTAACTCGGGCTTGCTCAGCCGGAGACATCGACGAATACTTCATAGCGATAATTTTAGCATAGTTTTGAGCTTCTGTAAAGTCCCCACGACGGAAAGCCTCAGCGTAGCTGTTCATAGCCCGTTGAATGCTCTTAGCCGATTGCTTGTCGAAGAACTTGTCGTAACCCTTGAAGGTGTTGAACTTCCAAGCCTCTTCGATACGCTCCACGGGAACACCAAAGGCGACGAAGATAGACTCAGTTGGGTCGTCAATACGGTCAAGGAAGGCGTTATCTCTCGTAAGGACTTCGCCATACTTGAAAGCAGTGTAGGCGTTATAGGCTTGGTTAGCCGACGAGAACATACGAGCAAAGCGCAGGAGGTCATCTTTAGTGGGGTTATTAACCTCAGCACCAGAGAAGGCACCTGCAAGGTTCTTAAGCACTGAGAAGCCTGTGGTAGTAGCCTGCCAGCCAACCTCAATGGACGGACCACCCAAGAACTCAATAAGGTTCTTCTCCGCTGCGTCCTGCATAAGCATAAAGATACCGTCGCTGTTGCTCAGGCGGGACGACAAAGAAGACTCAACACCAGTAAGCTCAGTCAGAAGGGTGTCGACCAAGCCCTTACGGAGAGCACGGTAGACATCAGGGTCCATTTCGGTGCCGATGTAGTGACGATAGGCATCCATAGCGAAGCCCACTGCACCCCAAGCAGAGGCACCGAAGAGAGCCGTATGGGTCACTGCCAGACGATAACGTTCAGCATCCGTGAGAACCTTACGCCCCTTGCCACCGAAGGTACCCGAGAAGATAGCTTCGTTCACACGGAACATGTAGGACATAAACTGTGTCGTCGGGAGTTTTTCAACTGGGGTACGAGAAGCACCCGTCATACCTTGCGTAAGGATATCCTGACGGTTAGTGATCCAACGACGACCAGCTTGGCTGTTAGGAATAGCGCCGGGGAACTTCTGCAGGTACTCAATGTAAGCAGTCGAGTAAGCAGAGATACGAGCGATAAGTTCGCCTTCGTTAAAGAAGAGACGACCAGCACTACGTACAGCCCCTACGCCTTCACCGACAGCACCAAGGATGCGGGAGTGTTGGTCAGCGTCAGAGCCAAACTCAGCAAGGCTCACACCTACGGTACCCCGTCCGCTGCTTCTGAACATGTCAACCATCTCGAAGAACTGGTCAGCATTCAGACCCGAGATAGGCTGTAGCAAGTCGCCTACACGACGGATAACCGCTTCATTGCCGTTAGCGATAGCAAAGCGTACGGGACCGTAAAGGGCGACACCCTTAACACCTGACATGCCACCGACAGCCATGATGTTGAAGGCTTGGGAACCCTGAACGTAGTACTGCGCCGGGTTGAACATACCCAACTTTGCGTCGAACACAAAACCACGCAGAGCCGTAAAGGGGTTGTTAGAGTAGATGTTAGCGAAAAAGTCAGCAGACTTACCAAACTTCTTGTCGTAAAGGAAGTCCGAGACGTTACGCATAGTGGACTCCCACATAGCGTCACCAAGGCCCGTCTGGTCCATACGGAAGAGAATCTTCTTCTGCTCAAGAGCCAGCTTACGACCAATGCTTGTCGTCGTACTAATCTCAGCCGTACGGAGCTTCTGCTTAAGAGAAAGGTTCTTAAGATCAGCCGTATTGGCCAGAACGTTCTGTTCGATAGCAGCCTTAAGGAAGCCATTGATCGACGCAGACATGTAGGCACGTTCACTCTGGGCTGCTACACCACGAGCGAGAGAGCTTTCGATAGCTGCACGAGAGCCATAGGTCCGATTGGTGATGCCACCGTAACCCATCACGAGTTTGTCCCTACGAGCACGAGGGTTCATAATGGTCATGTCGATAGCTTGGCTGTAGCGCATACCACCGTAGCCAGAGATAGACGAGTCGATAAGAGCCTCACCATCACTAACGAAGTCAAACTTAGTACGGAGATCGACACCAGCTTCGTCGGCCCAATCAAGGAACTTGGTTACATCGTATGCGTCGGTGAACCACTTAGAGTTAGCTGCGATAATGTCGTTAGTATCAACATCGTTAGCCAAGGAACGAGCAGCAAGGCGGAAGTCATCAGCGGTAGCAAAGTTGCCAGTGATCTTAGCCTTGATTGCGTCTATAACGTTATTGATCTGGGTCTTAGCTGCCAGAGCCTGAGCTTCCGTACGGACACCCATGACGGTAAGAGGCGACACCTTCACTTCGGTACCGTCTGCGAAACGTTTGGTACGCTCTTGCTTGACGTAGTATTGAATGTCGAACTTACGGTAGTCACGAGGACCGCCAGCGTTACGTACGAGAACGTCAGAGTGGTACAGACGACGAGTAACTACATTCTTCCCGGTCTTGTACAGAACGTCGCCATTGAACGCTTGGTGCGACGGGTCATAGTTACGGTACACGACAGTACCCTGAGGCAACTGTGCGGGGTCGACAAGAGATTGGCTGTCTTCGTCCCAGATACGAGCGTTAGCAGGAACGTCTTCTGCTTTTGTCGGAACCATACGGTGGCCCGAAGTATTGTCGACGACAACCCCATCTGCTACTTGACGTTTGAACAGACCGTCAGCCTTGAACATTGCGTCAGCGTCAAGAGCTTCTTGGTAAGCCAAGTACATGGCCCTCTGGGCGTCGGTAGCAGGTTTCTTGTACTTAGACAGAAACTCTACTTCAAACTCTTTCTCACTCAAGGCAGTCCGACGAGTAGCCAAAGAACCATCGCGCATTTCATCGAAGATACCAAAGACTTCACGCTGTTCGCCACGGCTGTTGAACTTACGAACCTGTTTAAGAGTATCTTGAACGCTAACACGCCAGACCTCACGAGCAGCCTCACCTTCCTTAAGGATAGCGTTCAGACGAGGGGTGGTCTGAGCCAGAGGGGAGCCTAAATAGTCGACAAGAAGACCTTCACCAAGATCATCAACCTCAGTCGACGTATAGAGTTGGAGGTTCGACAGATTAAGGTCTTTAGAGTCGATAGGAATGTTGTTCGTCTTCATGACACGCCAAGAGTTAGGGATGTCACCGGGAACAACTTCAGCACCCAACTGATTAGCAAGGTTCTCTGCCGCTCTACGTCCGTTATTACCACGGAATAGATCACCACTCTGGGTGCCGTAGAATTGCTGGAAGTAAAGGTTCTCTGTGTCGTCCTTCACAAGGTCAGCGTCAAGGAACCGGGTGTTACCTGCATCAACAGCATCCTGACGCGCAGATGTCACAAGCTTATTCTTGAAGGTAGTCAGAGTTGCGTCGTCAATAGCCCCACCAGACAGGCTCGTGTAACGCAGGGCTGAACGGAAAGCTTGGCTCTCAAGCTCAAAACCCTTGACTGCAGCGGCAGAGGTGTGCGACCACAGTTCAGCACGAGAGGTGGTAGGCACCGTAAAGGATGGGCTTACGTGGTTACCGTAAACGACAGAAGGGTTAACAGGGTTGTCGATAATACGGACTTCCGACAGAATCTTGTTGACCTGAGCCGGGTCGTTAGTCTTAAAGCCAACCAGACGTGCAGCATCAGTGGCAATACTCTGGGCCACACCGAAAGCACCACGACCAAGGACACCAGAGGTAAGGGCAGTTGTCGTTGCCAGAGCCTTAGCCTGACGGACAGTGGTAGCCCCTTTGAATGCAGCACCACCTGCAGCCGTAAGAGTATCCAGAGCGCCAAACAACTCTTGGGTCTTAGCGATGCTGCTTTCGGAACCTGCGGCTGCAACAGCAAGGGCGTCTTGAAGGTAGAAGCGGTTCTCTTCCGTAAACAAACCTTGGTCAGACATTTCCGTAAGCAGGTTATTCATCTGCAGTTCAAAGTCTGCGTCGTCCATGTTAGCGTATTGAAGTTCAGCGTATTTGTCTGCGTACTCTTTGTTCTTTTGAGCCACGAACAAGTTCTGAGGGGAAGACACAAAGAAGTCTAAGAAGTCAAAGTTGGTGTAGAAGCTTTCGTCAGAAGCACTAGCAATACGCTTTTGAACGATGTCATTAGTTTGCAATACACGCTTGATCCTACGGACAGAGTAATCACGTAGGAGAGGGTCTTGAGACGAGAGCATCGCCACGACAGACGGAGGTACAAAACGACGAACAGCCTCAATGCTTTGGAGTTCTTCCTGCAGAGCCGTAATCTGCCCTTGAGTATCTTCCTCAGGGTTAGCGATAGCTTGGACGACAATAGCCTGTTTGTTAGAGTCGGTCTTAGCGTCAGCAGTCTGGTCGAGAGCCACTGTTGCTTGACTTTCCACCATAGGACGAATAGCCTCTACTCCTGTGTCGAAGAGAGAACTAAAGAGATAGGTTTCAGCCCGCTTTTGCTTCTCGGACTTGATAATGGTAGTGCTAACGGGAGGGCCAAACTCTTTAGGCTTCTCCACGCTGGTTTCAGGCTGAGGACCAAACTCTTTAGGTGTCGTCGTGATTGCCATTGTATTAGCCGCCAAACATATTCTGGAGACGAGCAGGGCCGTTGAAGGCTTGGAAAATGCTACCACCGATTTGAGCAACAGAACCAAACATACTAGCCTGTTGGTTAAACTGAGACGCCCGAATACCAAGGTCCGTAATGTTTGACGACAAACCAGAGAGTTGAGTACCGAACCCTAAGTTGGAGCCTACCTGAGAACCGATAGAGGCTACTCCGCCACCAGACACAGAGGAGCCAGCAACACCAGCAGCTTGTGCTGTGGCAAGACCTTGAGAGCGTCTAATCTGCCCTTCGCGGATAGCTGAACGCTGCTCTCTTTTGTAGACAATCTCTTGCTGCTTTTTCTGTTCTTCTGCAATCTTAACTTGAGTATCAGCAGCTTTTTTAGAAGCTTTAGCAGCCTTTGCAGTCCCGACAACAGCGGCCCCTGCACCTGCGACAGCAGCGATAGCTCCGACAATAGCCATTTATTCCCCCAGATACTTAGCGTAGACACGTTCCTTCAAAGAGAACCCAATCCTTTCAAGGAGAGAGTCGAAGGGTTTGTGTACTTTCGTGTTGATGGTTAACACAGACACACCTAGTCTTTTAAGGTCATGTTCTGCATACTTGATTAAACGAACACCAACCATACCTTTGCGGTACTCAGGTGCTAGATAGATGATGTCGTTAGCTGCGAAGATATGGTCTTTGTAGTGGATGTGCTTTTCAGCGATGACGACAAAGTACCCAACAAGCTTTTTGTCGCTACGTGCCGTGTAGATACCTAAGCTTCCAGCAGCCTCAAGCACCTCGTAGATTTCCCAATCAGGGTTGAGTTTGATCTTGTCTCTGTTTACCGCAATCTCTTCCCAGTGTCTTTCCAGTAAAGGTACGATTTCGTTACGTACGGAAGCTAGGCTTTCCCTTTGAAACTTAATATCGTTGGTTGACTGCATTGATTACACCGTATCCGAGAAGAAGGAAATCCTTGCCTTGCTCACTCTCAAACCGAAGACGTACAGAACGACCACGGCCACGGAGCTTAAGGCGGCTAGAGATAACTGTATCTGGATAGCCAAAGTCTGTCAAGTCGCCGGGGTTAACGATAGGCGTCTGTTTGTAGCGGTAAGCCTGCTGAGACACACTGGACGCCGTGGTGCTGAAATCCCAGTATGACGACACAAGAAGAGAGGAGGGGCGAATAGGTTCATACCCTGACTCTGTAGATTCCCAACCCTCTTCTGTGACCCGCATGTATGTCACAATATAGGGAGAGTTCTTTTGTCGAACAACGTCAGAGATAAAGTCGTAACCAGCCTCAGCAAACGACAAGTAATTGGTCGTACCCCAATCAAGAAAACTTTTACCAGAGAACGTTCCCATCGTAAGCTTACCCGTAGCACCGTCACGGATCAAGAGGACGATAGAGGGGTCACCTGTAGCGAAGTCAGAGAACTGTGTCGACACAACATCATCTGAGCCTTGAACCACGTCGTCACCAGTGGAGAGAACAACGTCAAGGACAAGCTCGTCAGAACCGTAGCCTGAGTACACCGCAAGACCCATGATGTAGTCCGTCGAGGATGCCTCGTCAGAAACCTTCCAAGGGTAGAACGCACCCAAGGGGATATCAAGGATCAGGAAGTTATTCAGCTTGTTAGCGTTAGGCTCATTCGCATTAGGGTAGGCCCAGTAGATTTTCTTATTCAGTCTGTCGTACGTGGCCTGAACGAGAGAACGAGCGTTAGAGCCAATATCGTCCCAGAAGGTCTGGATCGTAGGCAGGCTGATGTTCTGCTCCGTGGGGTTACCGCTTACTTCGTCGAATTGAAACGTGTGGATACCCGTCTTGGACCACCAGAACGGTACACCCTCAGCCTCAACAAACGACTCAGCCGTAAGCATCCCGGTATACGACACACGACGCAGGGAGTACTCAGTGGCACGGAAGACGTTATCGACACCGTTGATCGACCACACACCGTTCTCAGCGAAGATAAACAGGGTAGCCCCAAAGGCGTAGAGGTACTGAATATTCACGGCATCAGGAATACGGACGACACCACCATCGGTATCTAACAGATCACTGAAGTCTTCTGAGGTGGGGTCGTTAACTTGAAAGCAATCACCAAGCTCCCTCAAGGACTCAATCTGGCGTGAGAAAAGAAGGACACCCGAGTTCTTAGCCGACTCAAGACCAGCGTAGAAGATACGGCCAGCAAAAGATTCAACGGACTTGAAGCGAGAGGTTTCGACATCTGACGTGATGCCTGCAATACCCGAGGCTGTGCTACGGTCCTTGTTGAAGAAGTTAAGGATAAACGTTCCGTTACCAATAAGGCTGGTACCAGAGAAAATATTCTGCCATTCTGTCTTCGAGAAAGCACCCGCAGAGTCCTTGCCTGCGTACCACGGAAGGGTCAGCGGGGGGTAAGCACCGTACGCAACTCGGGCTGCAGTACCTTTAGTACCCGACCAACCAGCGTTAGCAGTATCGTACTTCCGTGCAGTCGACGCAGAGGCGTTAGATACTTCAGTAGTGTAAGTGCTTTTGTCACCCAACCATTCAAAATCACGAATACGAAAACTGATCTGGGTTGTCGTCAAAGCACCAGTGGAATTGTTACGTTGAATGTAGATCGTGTTGATAGCCGGGGAGGAGACGACAAGAGCACCATTGATGGATGCAAACTGACAGTTAGCGTTAGCAGCGCCGACACCACCTGCGACTTCGTAGGTAGCCAAGTTAACAGTCTGAGTAATCTGGTGGGACGAGTAAGGAAGGTCCGTCTTGTTGTAAAAACGGAGCGTAGAGCCAACCTGCAAGACAAGAAATTCAAGACCTGACTGACCCCCTACGTTCTCCCACTTACCCGTATGAAACCGAGTAGAGGTGCTTACGGTAAACGACGAAAGAGTATTGCTGTCTTCTACTTTAGCTGCAAGCCTACGACGACGTGAACCATCCCGACGCAGATCACAGTTAAGTTCGTCGACAGAGGCATCAGCCGGAAACGTAAGCTCGGTACGCTCGGTAATGAGACCCTTTACGAAAGTGTTAACTACCTTCTGAGACAGACTTTGGGACATCTTTTAACGCTTTCCGTTCTTCTCGTTCTTTGGCGAAGTTCTCACGACGCACACCGATAGTCTCTTTCATGTTTCGAACGTAGTGCTCGACAGCTTCCTTAGCCTTGGGGATAGAAGAGTAGCTACCCCTTAGCTCCATGGGCATTACCCCTTTGTCGGTCACAATCTCGAAGAAGATAAATCCGCTACGGTCTTTCTGGATCGTCAGGGTCGTAAGCATCTTTTCAGGGCAACGACAAATACAGATTTGTTTCTCTGGGTATTCTTCAAACTCTACCAATTCAATTCCTGCCGTAGTGGTTGCGTACGTTAGGGCGTTTAGTCCGATACATGTCATTCTGAACGTAAGATTTCAAACGACGAGCAGCTTGCTCCACCTTAGGGTCCGACCCAGACTTGAAGAGGGAGAAGCAAGTAGACTTAGCCTCAGCCAGAAGGTAGGGCAGCATGGTGTCGTCAAGATCGGGGGTGAAGCTATCAGCGATGGTAAACGTAGGGTAAACCGTACCGTAGGCCCGAGTCTTAGAAGCCTGCAGGATGCTCTCTACAGAAGAGTCGTAGGCATTCATCACGATGTGCAGATCATCAAACGAGGTGTAGTACGTAGGCATCCTGTCTTTGAAGATAACCAACGAAGTGGACGCTGTAGCATCTGGGACGACAAGAGTGCTGTCGGGGTTATTATACGGCATCCGCTTGAGGAAGTCCAGAGGCTCAACGAAGTGAATCTCTTGGTAGTTAACGCCACCCTGTACGTCGATGTTGTACGACAAGTCCACGATGTCACGGGTATTCGTAGGGTACTGGAAATGGGTGGGACGTACGGATGACGACAAAGAGGTAAGTTTGAGAAGCTGTTGATGCTCAGGGATGTTACGTGCAGCAATGATGTTGTAGTACACGTCCTCAATGACTGAGGCAATCTGCTGAGCTTCTACGGTGTCGCTGATGGAGTTTACAGCTTCAGAGTCCATATCCGAAAGGATCGAACTCACCATCTCCAAGAGTGTCTTCTTCATTACGCTGCAATCCCACTGATGCGGAGGTAGCCAGAAGCAAAGTTAATGGTAGCTGATGCGTCAGCCTTGATGAAAACTTCAAGGTAATCGTCAGTAGCCAAGGTGCTATTAAACTTGAGAGCAATGACGTGCCACTGACCAGAGTCTGCAGTAGCAATCATACGGCTACCCGTAAGCTCCGTACCATTCTTAAAGAAAGCCATCTGAACTTGTTTAGACGACCCAGAGGATTGCTGAACGGAGAAGATTGCGTCCATGCTAGCGTTAATGGTCTCAGTACCATCGTAACGGATACGAGCGTTAGGGGACGACAACCCTGTAAATCCATTATTGGTCGACAGAGTGAAGGTAGGGTTCAGAACGGTATCAGAGGTAGTGACAGAGTGGGCGTACGGACTGCCAGTGGAGAACGTAAGGTACCCACCTACGATACGGCTATTCTCTACCCAATCTCCACTACCAGCACCATCAGCTACGTAGATTTGACCTGCCAGAGCAGTAGAGACACCCTTAGGTTCGTGAAGGTAAGGGTCAGTCAGAGTGTTATGATTAACGTTTGCCATACGGAGAGTCCTTAAGCTGTATCATCTTACAGACGAATCAGTCTGACGTTAGAAGCTATAGAGATATAGAGTATATATCCATTGGGAAGCACTTAAGCTTATTATACACTGTTTTGAGAATCTGTCAAGTACAATCGTAACAGACCATCAAAGTAGTGTGGGGTGTCACACTTAAGCAACACCCCTAGAGCCGATTACTCGACCTTGATGTACTCGACGATCAGGGTAGCCGAGCCAGCGGTGAACGCAGCCGTACCGTACAGAGCGCCAATGTAGACCGGGGCCGAACCCACGGTAACGACACCAGAGACCTGAGCACCGTCACACTGCACCACGTCACCGTCTGCGTCGATAGCAGTCAGAGCGATAGCAGCATCAATGCCGTCAGCATCCACAGCGGTACCAGCAGCGTTGTAAGTACCAATGGTCAACGTAGCCGAGCCACCCGAGGTAGCAGCGTCAGTGATAACCAGATCGGCATTCACGATGATAGCACCAGCCGGGATCATAGCTTCCAGCGGGTCGATGTTCGAGGAACCAAACGACGAACCGAGAGCAGCCAGCGACAGCTTCTTGGTGATGACCTGACGAGCACCGCGAGCGGTGACGCCTTCGTCGTTAACAGCACCCTGAGCACCATCGGTCAGGACAAAGAGACCGTCAGCGTTAGTGTAAGACATGTTATATCCCTCCTAATTACACGTTGGTTTTCGTGATAACACGAACCATGTTCTCGGGACGGTACAGCTTAACACCGTAACGAGCAGTCGTAACATACTCATGACGCTGGAAGTCTTTGTTGTACTCGTAGTCCACTTCCGGCATCTGACGCCATGCACCGACAAAAGCCTGAGCAGCGGGAGCAGCCGAGAAGAACAGGTTAACCTTACCGTTGTTGGTACCGAAGTCAACGTTACCGGGCGAAGCAGCTTTGTTGGTCAGAGCCGAATCGGTTGCGGTAGCAAGGTAGTTCGAGGTATACACGTCGAAGCCGTACACGTTCTTCACGAAGCGCATACCAGTAGCGATGCCTTCAGCGACAACGCCTTCCCAACGCGGGTTATCCGAGACCGACACAAGGTTGGTCAGGGTGTTGATCGTGTATTCAACCGAAGGGTCAACGACAGCGATCAGGTTGGTGTCGGGAACGTTAGCCTTCTTGAGAGCGTAACGAGCACGAGCAAAGTCAGCAACTGCGATCACAGCGCCAGTACCCGAACCAGCCCAACGGTGGCCAACGCCATCAATTGCAGCTTCCGAGTTAGCCGACACACCAGCTTCAGGTGCAGCGAACGTGGTGGCTTCGAAGTGAGCCATGATGGCCCGCTCTTGTTCCGGCACGAAACGCGACATCAGTTCAGCCGAGTAGAACGAATCTTGCTCAGCTTTCTTGGTGATGTAGGTAGCCGACGACAGGTACTTGTCGACGGTGAAGGTGAACTCACCAGTGTCCATCGGACGGTAAACAACGGCAGTATCTTCTGCGTAGTTGTCGACCTGAGCTTGGCCAATCGACGGGATCGTGAACTGGTCACCGTCAGGGAAACCTTCAAGCATACGCACGTAGCGTTGTGCCATCATTTCGTCGCGCAGAATTTCCTTAAGCTCCGAAGACCATACTTCCGAGCGAGTAAGGAGACTCATATTGGCAGTAGTCATAGCCATTTTAGTCTTCTCCTAGTTTATGGTTTCCACTTATTCCCAAGACGAGCAGCATCATCCATCATCTGTCGTTGAACCTTGGGAGTATAGTAGAGGGATTTACTTTCCCGACGAAGCTTTTGGTAGTAATCGAAATTACGCTCCGTCGAAGCTTGCATGTTGACCCCTTCCGTGCGAACCGTCCCCGACACAATAGGTTGGAAGGATTTCTTCGGTTCACCGATCAGGTTAAAGAAGGCGTTAGGGGACTCAGACGCTAGTTCCTGTAGACGCTGAACAGTCAAGCCAAGTTCTTGGGCTTTCTTCTGGACAACGGCAGGGGCCTCAGTGCCGTAGGTCTTCTCAAGTTCCTGATCGACAAGAGCGAGGTTCTGCTTTACAGTATTATCTCGGTCTCGTGCAGTCAGAGTTTTCTCAACAAGGCTCTTTAGGATATCCTCACTCACTTGCGGCGGGGTATTGCCATCAGTATTAGTGCCACCGTTATTATTGTTGTTAGCCGCTGCAGGTTTCACGTTGGTGGGCGACATGGCCTTGGTCTGCAGTTCTTCGAGTAGAGTCTTGGCGTAGTCCTGTTTCTGGAGGTCTTCACGCATCTGCGTAAGTTGATCCTCTAGATTTTTAATGTAGCCATCAGCTTCAAGTTTGCCTTTGGCTAGCACTTCAGGGTCTTTCCAGTTCTCTCCCTTAGTGGCGACGAGCTTTGCCAGATATGACTCCTGTTGTTCAGTTGTCGTCTGTGATGCTTGGCTCTCTTGACTCTGCCCAGATGGTTGCTGAGCTTGGTCGAACACGTTTGTCAAATTGTTAGTCCTTGTGGTTAAGGTCGATTAAGTTGAGTAGATCGTCGAGAACAGCGTTATATTCATTCACGGCGATCTGTTTGTATTCCCAACCGGGGGAATAATCCCGAACAGCTTCCTTACGGACATAGTGCTGCTCTAGAATTTCACGTAGGTCGTCGAAGGCATTACGGTACGACAACACTTCTTGTTTGCGTTGGTTCCGATCAGAGTCCTTGACGCCTCTAAGCCATACAGCCTGCATTAAGCACCTAGTTCTTGAGCAAGCATAAGTTGCTCTTGGTTCTGCATTTCAGCTTCCTGAACGGCCTGTTGAGTCTCAAGCTGTTCCATGACGCTAATGTTCTCGCCGTAGAGTTTAGGCTCACCAAGCTCTTCCGACATGATACGAGCAAACTCTTTACCAGAGAGGTGAACGGAGACACTTGGGTCGGCAAGCTTAAGCTGGTAAAGCTGCGTAAGGTTCTGTACCCGACGAGCACGTTCAGCAAAGTGACGAGCACCGATAGCACTGATCTTACCGCTACCAATGATGTCGGTCTTGGTGATGTTACGGAAGAACGTATTCCCCGTGGTAGGGTCAACCATCGACAAAGATTCAGTAGACGACAGATTACGACGACCACATTCCAGCATAGCGTTCAGGATAGGCTCAAGGAACGTACGCTCAAAGTGGGCAGTCTTATGCTCAAAGATACGCGAGGCGGAGTTCTGCAGGCTCTGGACCTCAAAGGCAGTCTTCTCACCGGGCGTACGGATACCCATAGCCTGACGAGGAGCACCAGCCATCTCCTCCATCTTGTTCTCAAGGAGTTGGATTTGGAGGTCAGCTTGAAGGGCAGTGCCATCAGGCTGCAGGTAGCCTACGTCGCCTTCTTCACCAAGGTAAATACGAGCACCCGGTGCAAAGTCAAAGTCCTCTACGTCCCCACGAATCTTCATCACAGGGTAGGCAATCTGGTCGAATACGTCAGCCTTAAGGTTCTCAAGGTGGTCGATACGATACTGCATACCGACGAGGTTATCCAACGGACCCATAGCGTACAGGTTATCAGGACGAGGACGCCAGCCAGCTTGGAAGATAGGAGCATGGCCCAACCACGAGGGGTTCTCTTCATTGTCCAGAACGTAAGCACGGTCGACAACAGTGATGATACGATCTGAATGGAGTTTGTTGTCGTTATAGTCGAAGATGTCCCCGTAGAACGTAAGAACCTCAACGTAGTCCGACTCATAGTACTGTTGGATCGACGTAAAGCCATCAGCAATGAAACCGTCAGCTTTGTTATATGCAGAGTCAGCCGAACGAATAGATGCCCGTGCGTACATCATCTTGTCGATAATACCCTGCCAATGAGCCTTAGACGGGTCTTTGTCGATCATCCGTTTGATCTCACCGAGGGTAAGAATGTTCTTGATAATCTTAGGGGTCTTGTAGAAGTCAGAGGCAGTAGGGTTAAATACGATGTCGTAAGGAGAAATACGGACCAGACGAGGGCCTTCGTAAGAAACGGCGACAGAACCATCCTGCTTAATGTTGGAGGTGTTCTCGTAGACCACAGTAGCAAAGCAGTTGCCGTACTGAATCCAATCGTAAAGGAGATTAGAAGCGGTGTTCACAAAGTCAGACTGACGGACCTTATTGTCCATGTACGCCTGAATTGATTCTATCTTGTCCTTCTTGTTGCTCTTGCTGTCAGAAGGTTCAAAACGCATCCACTTCTGTTGAGGGAACAGAGTAGCAAAGTAGTTCGCATGGAGGTTGTCCATGATCTGCGTCAGCTTAGGGGTCGTCGTAGAGTTCGACCACGGAAGGGCAGCATTCTTCGTCGTACGAGTGTCCGTAGCGTAGAGGTAGTTACGGAGTTCTTTCTTTTCGACAAGCCACTTGTCACGCAGAGAGTTCCACTCGACCCAACGATTAGCAATCTCGACAGCGAGAGTATCGGGGTTAAGCAGGTGCTCAAGTTCGATGGTAGTTCCGGCCATTATGCACTGCCTCTAAATCGTGAGTTAGCCCAGACGATATTGCTACTCTTGCTGCGCTGAACGTTCTTCATAGGTTTCACAGCCATGTCGACAGCAGAAGCTAGGGCGTCCTTAACGTCGTCGTGGGCTGGGTTACGGCTAGACAGTTCTTCCTCAAGGATTTGAGTATTACCGCCTCTGTAGTGCCAGATCGAAAGGTTGTCGTAACGAGGCTCAAGGACGGCTGCGATACGCTCTTCCTTACTGCCTTTATTCGGTCGGTACTCTTCGATGGAGATCGACAAACCATGTTGCTTGATGAGTTCTTTAAGCTGCTTCACAATAGCTACCTGAGCCACCGTGACTTCTGCCCTCATCTTCCTGAACGACCACTTATTGCTAAGCTGTAGAATATGGTCGAAGTAGTCACTGATGCGATCCGTACGGAAGCGATCAATCTCTAAGACGTAGACGTTATTCTCACCATCGACACCGACGACAACCATAGCAGTGTAGTCAGCTTTCTTGCTAAGGCTAAACGCAAAGTCCACTGCACAGTAAACGTTCAGGCGGTGCGTCTTGTAGAACCAGTAACCATTATCAAGGTGGAGATGCTTACGGTCGTAGTACTGAAACTTATCTGAACCTACGGGTACGTTATCTGGGTCCGTAGGATCGTTGTAGTACTGCGCCCTGAACTGTCCTTTGTCGAGGTACTGCCCACGCTTCTTAGCTAGAATCTGTTGGTCGAAACCAAACCACTTACCGTCTTTACGTTGCTGACGAGGCCACAAGAACTCACCCGTACCATCGCCCCTATCTTCTACTGCACGTTCAAAGATTTCGTAGATGTTCTCTTCGCCAATCTTACCACCATCTTTGTCGTACTGATCCTCAATCATCTGCATCAAGTCGTTATACAGATCAATCGGATGGTAGCGAGTGCCTACGACCCACTCACGAGCCTCAGCACCTTCGATGGACGACAACAGAGAATACTGGCTTCTTACTTTGTCACGGCCTTCGTTAGTGTACGCATTCTCATAGACAACCACGTCATCAAGTAATGCAATGTCGCAGTGCATACCAGTAAGGGAAGTAGTGAGGCCACCAGTGAAGATGCTAGGGTCACGTACGTTTTCTTTCTTACGCTGAGGATGGTCTAACGCAATCTCCGAGGTGGTCCAACGAGTACGCTTACCTTCTTCAGGATGGACGTGCTCAGGCCAGTAACGACGATATACCTCAGAGGTAAAGATACCTTTCATAAAGCCTAGCTGCTTCTCCGCAAGGTTAGCCGTAGCAGAGATGTAGAGCACACGCAGCGTAGGATTCTTCGTAAGTTCCCACACAACCCGGTAAGCTACCATACGAGACTTCTGATGGTCACGAGGGAACAGAACGAGTTGGTGAGTCTTGCTGTCTTGACGTGTCCACCAGCCGAGCAACTCAGAGTGACATTGACCAAGGACTTGCTCAGGAGCGACAAGCTTGATGAAGGTCTCTAAGTCAGCCTCGGCAGCTAGACGGATTGTGTCGTTGACTGATAAAGAACTCATGTGACAATAATACCACAGTTGATTTGGTTTGTCAAGGGGTACGTTTTGCCCTTACAGCACTACGCTTTTAGCCAACCGTAAATCTTCTCGGTTTCTTTCTTTCGGTGGTCCAAGCCAATGTACCCACCATTCACTCGCTTCGTGATTTGCTTGATGATGTCGTCACTTACGCCCTTATCTGCGATAGCAAACAAACCATTTTTCTCGAAGAACCACATGGCAGTTTCCATCGCATAGTCAGTTTCGACCAGCGAAGGGTTCTCCATAACTTCAGGCAAACGCATATCAGAGGCAAAGGATCGGTAGTTGTCCTTGCCCGTCAACTGCAGGAAACCACGGCCAATCCAGATGTGGCCCTCACCTTCCCCATTACCCATACGACCAGAGTAAACCTTGTCAGCCAGCGCCTTGGGATTACGAGCGTAGGGGGTAGCCTCAGCCACACTCTTGAACCGAGACGGCCAGACCTTGCACATGGTCTCAGCGGAATAGTTTAGGTTTTCACGGGTGATTTTTAGGCCCCCGCTCTCATGGCTTGCTTGCCCGAGCAGGTGAGCACCACGTTCAGCAGAGAGCTTAAAGTGCTTAGCGATAGCTCGTGCCGTGTTAGGCCCAAAGGAGCCATCAGCGACGACACCACACTTCTCTTGCAGCTTCTTCATAGCGTCAGACATTACGTTTACAGGCTCTCTATTTGTCGTTGCATTCTTGTGCAGGCGGCTCATCGTCTCCACCCTTGTTGCGATTGTTCCCAGCGGCTAGAACGCCACCTAGCGCACCCACTAGGAACGACGTAATAGGGGTCAGAATTGAGAACAGTGCTCTGTCGTTTTCACTCGACTCACCCAAAGGCTGGGTTACGAACACCAAAGAGTAGAGGATGATAAAGATACTGATGCCAAGGATTAGGGTCAGGGATACCCCTACGAAGTAACGTAGCTTGGCCTCTAGGTATTCAGGGTCAGTCTTTTTCATTCTGATGTTCCCGTTAGGTCAGTGGCGCACATTCGAGTACGAAGGCAAATAGGGGGTTGGCATTCAGGGGTGTCGAAATGGGAGGGCGACTGACATTCATAACGATAGAAGCCATCACCGCTAAAGTAAAAAAGTACACCAATGGCAATGACAGACGCAGGCCATATCCAATGTTCTAGTACCATCTTACCACCTCTCCAGATAACGACCCCAGAAGTACAGACCAAAGCCAGCGATAACGCTTGTTGCTAAGATAATACCTGTCCAGAGTGCAGCTTCTAGGATACCTTCGATTAACTCTTTGCGACGATAGACCTGTTCGCGCTGTTGCTCTCTTACCCTACGCTCAATAGCTTGGAACTCTAGCCATGCGTCGTTACCATAACTGTAGCTGATAAGCTGACGCAATTCCTTACGCTGTTGTTCGCACTGCTTCTGCGCGGCGAAAATATCGATGGCACTTTTCTGAGTGTCCTTACCGAACAACGTCTTGAAGACACCCGGTGGTTCATTAGCTTTCTCAGCAGCGTAAGCAATATCAGAGACAGCTTTACCCCACTCCGAGAGTTGAGATGCCATGTCTTGTATTTCACGACCAGCAGCAATGCCCTGCTTAAGCATTGAGAAAGCTTTGCTCCCAACGCTGATTGCCATGCCAATGCTAACTGGGTCGAACATTTACAAGCTCCAGAGCATCTCAGGTGTCGTCACAGCACCGCGATGATAAAGGCCAAGAGTTCAGAATAGCGCACACCCATGAGGCTCTTCTCCTCGCCAGTTTGTTCGTCAGTCCAAGTGCTGTTAATGAACATGCCATAGCGGCCAGCGTCCAGACCTTCAGCCGTAAAAGCATCTTGCAAGTCTTGCGCGATAATACCGAAGTGAATGCGGGCGTCTTCGCCTTTTTTGGCTATAGCCGACTTCAAGCGATACTTCCGCAGAAGGCCCTTACAAGCAACAGCCACGCGCCGTTCAGCATCGTTGAGTTCTTCGATGTCCTGCTTTTCGGTGCGGTCGGAGGTGTTGATCGTGCCGACAGTGGCGAAGACGGTGTCCCATCTGTTTCCGCTGTTCCCAAGATCAATAGCACCTGAACGTCCTATTCCAGCCGTCCCGCTTGGAACTATAGCATCTCCACTCGGAAAAAAGGTAAGAGTGGTGTCGCCGCTGCCAACATAAAGAGTGCCTACGCTGGCACTGCCAATAGCCCCCACCGAAGTGCCATCTCTAAGAAAATCAACAATAGTACCATCAGTAGACAATCTGTTGAGGTTTAGAACGTCGCCACCACTCCGAGTAATTCGTGTTAAACCAATCCCCCAAAGTTCAACGCCCGCTGTTGAGCCTGAAGTGGCGGTCTTTCCAACCAATAGGTCACCATCCGAGGTAATACGAGCGCGTTCCGTTTCATCCACCTTGGCAATCAAAGCAGTCGCAGCATTGATCCCATTCGGGAAGTCAGGCGCACCAGTGCCAGCAGCGTCAGTGATGGAGTTAGTCTGGATCGTGGACATTAGTTGGCCTCCAATGCGGTCAGGCGGGCAGTAAGATCAGTGATGAGAGACTGTTGCTCTTGAATGGCCTTCAGCAAGGGCGCGATCAGGCGGCTGTATTGGATGCCGCGAAGTTCCCTGCCGTTTTCAGTCTCGTCGTAGAACACCAAGTCAGGGTTGACCAACTCAACGTCTTCAGCAATCAGACCATACTCGGGCTGCGGCTGTGCTTCGTCGGAGTAGGTGTCGTCTTCGTTCTTCACACGATACTGGAAGGATACAGGGTTCAGGCTGTAGAGCCAAGAAACGTCAGACAGGTCTTGGATATTGGTCTTGCTGGCACGAGTAGAGGAGACGTAGCCCAGTTGCCCGTCTGAAGCGATATACAAATCCCGACCTGTCACTGTGTCTGCGTAGACATCAGGCATAATAACCGCGCCTGAGTTACTAATTTGCATCCGCTCAGTAGGAGTGGTTTCATTAACGGCTGTTGTGCCAAACCTTATAGAACCCGGCGTAGAGGTGCTGGTCCAGTTGGCTTGCGAAACGCCGCGAACATATGAACCAGCTTTAAAAGCTGTTCCATCGCTTCCGTTAAATACGATGCCGCCAAGATTAGTTGACGTAGTGACTGCCGTGTGAGAGCCAATGGTGGCGTTGAGAGACTTGTTGAAAGCAACAGCAGGATCATGGTTAGTGGTGGTGCTGTAGTTAAACAAGCCAATAGAAGACGAAGATTCGCTAGTGCCAATTTGCTGCAAAGATGGTGTTATTGCAGTCTGGCCAACAGCATCGTTCGTTTCCCTTGCTGTAGTGTCACCCACAAGCACGTTGCCCGAGGAGTCGATCTTAAAGGTTCCAGACCCTTCGTTCAGAACAATCGTGCCAGTGGTGTCCGGCAGCGTAAGCGTCCTGTCAGTATTCCCCGAGGGACTTGCTATTGTAAACGTACCTGTCCCAGAGGCGTTGCCTTGGAGTTTGATGAGCGACATTATTGGGCCTCCTTAGCAAGCCATCAGCACGCACGGGACAGCGTAGGAGCCATCCGCGTAGGTGTGAGACACATGGGTTGACGTGACTTTGGCGATGGTCTTGGAGCGCACGATGTCGTCGCCTTGGGGTTTAGCCGTGCCGTCACCA